AAATAAAAAAAAAAAAAAAAAAATATTTTTTTTTTTTTTTTATTTATACATAAAATTAAAAGAAATAAAACAAAAGAAATATCGACCACTCTCAAAAATACCGCTTATTTTCATAAGCTACTGTACTTGCAAAAATGATCTGGGGGGCCCCTACTAACCACCCAAAAGTAAAATCGTCTCCAACCCCATACATGCGCTGCCCAACAGCAGCACTCGTCCGTTGCTCAAGAATTGAATTCACATTCGGGTACTCCGATCCATACCTAAGAACAGGCAGGAAAGAACAAATATGTTGGTAAGGAACCGTAATGTCAGGGATAGCGCTAGCATTCGAAGTCACAAAGGGATTCGGAACAATATGAAAAGGCATATTTGTGTTCGTGGTCCCGCACAGCACAGACTTGAAGTTCACATACAAATCAGAACTATGATTGATCAACGAACACATGCGCCACCCCCCGACATAATAAGCATACAACAACCCAATCGTTGACACCCAAGCGTTATTATTAACAACATCAGCAAAAGTCCTCGTCCCGTTAAAAGACGAGTTGGCCACAATGTTCCCGAGCCTCCTAGTCAGAGGCCTCAGGTTCAAGTACCGTTCTCCTGTTGTAGTCAAATGACTGTACAAGTCACTCTCAGAAGCCAAAATTAAAGGTTGTGCATGCTCAACCTTTTCATTAACAAACAAATCACCGGCGCCCTGCGCCTCGACCTCAGCATAATCGAACTCATGTTGAGGTCCATCTAATCCAACCGAATTTACCCAGGAAGGATATGATACATTTGGGTTAATCATAGGGACAGAAAACTCAAAATCAGGCATAGCTGCAATATAAATTAAAATATCAACCGGGTTCGGTAACAACCCGCTCGTATCGACAAGCGGATTAATAATATTTATATTTATACCACCGCCAGTAGCCTCTGGACGAGCCACAACACCACCATCAAAACGACTAGGCATTGTAGTAAGCCATGCAGTCGCCGCACAATAAGGTACGTCAAACTCCATAGTGTTACTAGTGGCCACATCCCAAAGGATACGTGGCAATGCTGTCGCCTGTTTTGAGCTCGTAACGTCTACTGTAGCAGTTCCGGACTGGTATACTATTTCTAACACACCCGTCTGAAAATTAGTCTTCGGAATGGAGAGTTTAAAACGAAGCCCTCCCCTCCAAAAATTAAACATGGTAGACAAGTAACACAATCGAGTAACATATGCCGTAGCAGGGAAACCCACGCTAGCCGTTTCATAATAATCAGGACGAACCTGAAAATGTATAATTGGGCCAGCAGGACTCGCACCGCTCCAGCTTACTTTACTCAAATATTGCCACATTTTAACCATCTCTATGATCTCCATTTCATCGCGTTTAGCACAAAATAGGTCAGGGGGTGGCACAAGTTGTGTAACCTGCGAACACCCCATGACCACCGTCTGCGCGTTACTAAAAATTTGCGAAGAATTAATCGTCATATTCGAAACAGTTTGGCTAACTAAGCTAGCAGGATTCGCACAGAAACCGGAGAAAATGGCAGTAGCGCCACTGTCTGAGGCCTCCTTAAGCGGTCCTGTCACTGCGTAGCCCAACCTCTCAATCGATCGACCAATACTTGCAACCGTAGCCTCTCCAGCAGCCACCCAATCGGGCGTATGCTCTCGAAGCCACTTTTCTTCAGCATCATCACCACGGTTGTATTTGGCGCTCTTGCCCTGAGACAGGGTAAAAGCGCCAATACTTGGACCTCTCGCTTTGACATCTTCTAACCACATAAAGACACTAATATTAACACTCTCGCCGAGAGTGGTCATTGGAAGAATAAAAAACCTACCGTAATCAAAAAGCTGGTTGTATGTAGCAAACGACGTAATGCCATTAACTAACAGCCAGTTTTGCGGAGTGCAGACTGGAAATCGCAACTCCACTTGATTTGAGGCAGATAAATCAATCTCCACGCTCGGGTAACCGTGCGCCTCCTGCACATTCGTGGGCAGGTTTCGGTATGGACAAAATCCACACAAAACCCGCCCATAAACAAAAGGAGACCCACTTGCGATCACTCGCATTACCGTCGTACACCGTAAAAAGGCGACGTTAAACAATTTCAATTGAGCAAATAGATTATTGCTAAAGAACGCACTTGGCGCCAAATAAGTTTTGGTCGCAAAGGTTGTCCCAGTTGCAAAATTATCTACCTTGTAGGGGCGGCTCAAAGCCTCTTCCCTAATCAATTGAGTAGTAGCCATGTGCGACTCGACAAACGAGTCGCTCGTACATGGCTTCTTCTTCTCATCCAACGGAACCTCTTGCACGAATGTCTCATCGCACTCACCACTCTCAGGACCACAACCCAGGCCTTGAGCAACCGCTGATTCAGCATTTTCGAAATCAAAGGCTACCCCAGGCATAGTATTATAAACCGGAACCACAGCAAGAAAGTTCTCTTTACACTCGTCAAAGCGCTTAAAGAACCTACTCGCCGTCTCTGCCGAGGTCAATCCGAGAAACTCTTCTCGACTAAAACCACAATACTCCACTTGCCTCCAAGTAGACTCAACTTCATATGAAAGCCCTGCATCGTCCCATTGTTGTAAATGAATACGAACAACGTCTAGACACTGGGCAATCACTGACCGTTCTGAGCCTCTATTTTGGAAAGGGAGGATGCGTTCGAGCCGATCAGGCGCCAACAAACCACCATTCCTAGCAAAGTACCTACTACAAAAAGTGTATTGGCTTCTCTTCTCAACCTTAGGGTCAAAAACGGGTCCCAAAACTGGGAGCCCACTCTTGTCCCCACACGTCATCTCAAAACCGCAATCTCTCACGGATTTGTTAAAAGCTTCCATATCAGGAACGATTTTAGGGGAATAGGAAATCACAATATCTGAGTCATCTCCTTGTAACAACTTTCCAAACCGAAAGGCCTGGGTATTGTCACCAAACATCTTATAAATCGCTCGTGTCAGATTCAACAAATTCGCCATAAAATTAATAAGCCCCGTGATAGCGCTTCCACTCGGATGCCCGGGTGGTTGGATCAATTCATCTCCTACATGTAACAAGTAGTTGATGATATGACCCATAAGCACTATCCTGAACGAGTCCTCTTCATCAATCCCATATCTGTTATCAACGTCAAGGACTTGTCCTTTCTCTATACATCGCAAAATATAACCAACTTCCCATAAAATCGCATCATTACAATGGAGATCAAAATTAACATGATCTCCATCTAAGTGAACGACTTTGAAGCCAGTCTTCTGAGTAACCTCACTCATCATAAACTCAAACGCATCAAACAAATGTTTATCTAAATCAAACTGCCCGGAACCAACCCGGTAACCTTGAGTCGTAAACATTAATGACCGCATAAAAGCTTGACGAATAAGGATGTTCAGATCTAATGGATAAACAGTATACAATCTCGTGTTACCTTCGGAAACTTTTTTCACTGACCGCAACTCCTCTTTAATTGCACCTAACGCTCTAGGAACGTCTTCGGTGCCTTCAATCAACTTCCCGCGCAACGCGCGAAGGTGACTCAGAAGAGTAGTGTTCGGTGAAATCGGTTTTAACCCAAACGTCTCACAATCTTCATCTAACATACAAAACCCGCCTTTACTGGGGCTCACAAACTTAAAGGGCACGCCTGGGGAGGCGGACCTGTCTATGGGCCCTAGATCAAACAGACCACCAACTGCATTTTCAAGTGTCCTCTCGTGCTCATCAAACGGCTTCAATTTCTTTAAGATCTCCATAACTACTATGTTTGAGTATTTACGAAGATCTGTCGGAACCAAAACCGGTTTGCTGAGCGCTCGTAACGCCTGAGTGTAACGATCCAATGGGCTAACATCAACTCCCTTGCAGATAGCAGGGAAGAGTAATGCCGGCCTAAATTCACCGTCATAAGGAATCCTAGTTTGACCCAGGACTGCCTTATGCATTAGTGGGATCTTGTCTGTTTTGCAAGCAATTATGCCCATCTGACCGAAGCGTCCTTTCGAATTAGCTTCAATCGGAGCAGGCATAGCACCCACAATCTTCACAACATCCTTCCGTAGAATTATCCTTGCGATCCACTTGCTAATCATAGTCTGACCAGCAATGTGAAACCCAAAGACACTTCCACCCTGGGTCGGTTCACGCTCAACTTGGCTAAGCCTCACGTAAACCGACCCCGACATACCAGCAAAAGTATCTCCGCGACCAACCCTCAAAACTTCGGGCGGCAACTGAAATTCTCCACCAGTACCACCAGTATTAGGATAATGCACACCAACGCTCGTTCGTTCTCCAAGTAAAGTCTCCATGGACAACTCACCACGTTCATTGCGCATCATCCTAACACACTCAACACTCTCTCCAACACTCTTAGCAAACTTACCACTAATATTCGCCATACCTTGAATAGCCGTATTAAACCTAATCACACTCACCTCATCGGTAAAAACCCTAACATCATAGCTCGTTTTATTAAACGAGCGTACTATAGGGTTTTCGCCAACAACGTAAACAAGATTAAGTGTTCTAAGCGACTGCATCACGTGAGTCGGCACCAGCAAAGTTTTACAATCAAGAAAAAGTCCATTCCCAATTTGTGCTTTGCTGTTGTTAACCACACAACACAATTGCTTTGCAATCGTCAAACTCATCTGATAACCCCTCTCGTTGCCGAGAGTGGCCCACGGACTCGACTGACCTGAACTAGACTTACTAACTTGCTTCTCATGATGAACCTTTCCTTCTGAACTTGCACTCTCGACATCAAACTTTCTAACAAAGTCAACTTCTCCTTCTGTAATTACTTCGTCCTGAGTGACCTCCAACGGCGTATCACGCTCGTCATACCTTAAGTAGGCATAACGGGCACCAAACGCCACCGCTAGTACACCCAAAACGCCAACCACAATCGAAGTCGCTGACCAGTCAGTCGGAACCGCCACATAGACTCGATAATGAGTAACATCATCAGTAAAGTCTTCTAGCTTACCTTCTGCATTAACATACACTCCTCCACACGACGGACAATTATACAAATGTTTATCCTGAGCAGATATTAAACATTCCACATAACCGTCCTTCTCAAAATCCTGCAAACAATGCAACTCAACTTCTCTCGCCTTCTCTAACTTATCATCTACAATACGATAGGTTTGAATTAGCGCAGGGCCTTCGACTAGTTCAGGAGTCCTCCACATAGGCGGAACAAACTTCTGAAACCATCCTTGGGCCTCACACTCTCTCTTACCTTCCGCAACGTCACTCTCCGCTAGTCGCCTATTGATCTCGTCGTTAAACTCTTCTGTAGTAGGCAAGTCCGAATCTTTCAACTCGGCCAAGTACTTCCTCACTCCTTTAACACTCGCCAGAAGCTGCTTCTTGTCAAACGCTTTCTCAACAGCTCTCAAGCTCTCTACACGATCCTCCTCAAACCGCGCAACATATGCACTCAACAGATCCTCAACCTTTGCACTAAAACCTTTATATGCCGCTTTATCCTCAAATTCTCTCCAAACTGTCGCCAACCGACCATTGGCAACTTCTGGTTTAAATTCTTTAGTCGTACGATAGCTCTTATAAATAATAACCATCAACTCCTCAAAGCTAAACACTCTTCCACCTGGTTCTCTCACATTGGGACCTAACAAGTTTTCTCTTGAATGCGGTTGCGCATTAGTATCAGTAATAGTAAAGTCATACAATTCCTGCGGATCCACCTGTTCAGTGCAGACACTAATGATAGTACCATCAGCACCCACACGACAGATCTTCCGATCAGAAATCACAAAACCTTTCTTAAGCCTGGGATTCACCCTATACGTTATTCGTGACGAAAACGCTCTAGGGAAAACCACAGACTTAACTGCTGTCTCTAAAGCATCACGCCTGTGAAGCGCAATGTTAGTTGCACCCATCACCAACGAACACTTCAAATACTTTCCTTTATCTTCCACTGCCGCCATGTTCAACATAGTAGGGGACGTAGTACAAATTTTGAAAATATTTGAAACGGACGCTGATTGTGCCGGCAACGTGTCTCCATCCTTCTCCTGCATAAACTCATCAAAAACAATAACATCCTGAGACTCATAACCTGAAAAATAAGCATCCGAAGGATTAATATGATACGTTGACTCGGTGACCCGGTCGTTCTTATGCTCTGTCAAATGGATTTCATCAGCGATAGTTTGAATTATCGTTGACTTACCTAACCCTGACTGACCATGGAACATAAAAACGTCGGGACACGCTCGGAACCTTGGATAAGCATTAATTGAGTTGTTTCGGATGAAATCAACGGCAGGACGCAAATAAGCTGTAATCTGACCAATATCGGTTCTTGGGATTGCTCTTGCACACTTAAGATAAGCATGGTAAGCAGCTCCAAGAGCCTGTTTCTGGGACAGAGTAACTTCTTTCTTCTCGACCATCAAAGAATGATTAACATCACAAAACACATTATAAAAATTAAGAGCTGGTTCGGCTGGTGTCCCAGCCAAAGACTCAAAGAACGCCCGGTGCGAATCACCAAACACTAAACCTTTCAACGCAATCATCTTTGACCAGATACCGGCCCTATCAAAACCAGCAACTGACCTACACACTTGATCAAATAAACGCGTCGACACACCAACTGACGGACTAAAAATACCAACAACATTAGCTATAGCTAAAAAAATAACACTAAACAAATAAGAATACGATAAAGTTTCATCCCCTAGCTGAGGCAACGTATAATTGATCAACTCAGGAACCTTCTTAATAAATGAATGAATACTCCTATCTAACACTAACTCCAGAATTTGTTGTCCAGCAGTATATCCAAATCCATACCGAACAAACACCTTCAAAATCAACATTATAGCATCACAATACTTACTCTCACTCACCGCCGAACACGCTTGACTAACCTTCTCCCTAACTGACGTCCACACAACTCCAAACATAAACTGTTGAAACGCACCTAAACTCTTCACAGCACACTTCGAAAACACTCCACTTATCATCTCAACAAAACTGAAAGCCGTGCCGAAAACCTTTTTGATCACATCAGGTGTGTTAGAATCAAAGAAGAAGCTAATTTTGCCAACTATATTATTAAGTCGGTTCATCATACTCTCCTTGGTAATAAACACCTGCGGTTCAAAACGACACCCATACTTTTCTATACACAACCTAAGCTCCAAATTCTTCCACGGTAAAAACTTGTCAAAATCAACCAGCGCCGAATAAGCTTCCGCAAAGACAAACCTTGTGTAAGGCTCGTCCCACGTGAATTTTGGACGGTTACCGACAAACGACGACCGCTTCCACAAACTCTTATACAAAAATGACACTAACTGACTAAAATCCATCTCTACTGCTCCTAATCTCCGAACACTATCAAACACCAAATGGGGGCATGCAAATACAAACCGAGAACAAGAAACACAAAAATGCGGGCCTCCTTCAACGATGGGAAAATGAGTAAGTATAAAATTCCTGCCAGTAAAAGGCAGAATCACCTCATTATTACACTCAAAATCCTCCCATCTCCGACAAACATCCAAACATCTCTCATCAACTAACCTAACATCTAAAGAAAAAAAACTAACAACGTCCGCAGGAAGCGGACAATTCCGAATTGCCTCTAAGACGAACCTGTCGACAATTTGTTTCGGAATTGTACACCTCTTACTACTAATAATCAACGCCTCATTCATACCAACTGCTACACAATCGACAGCATCTTTCGTCAGTAAAGCCTTCGACACCATCGATCCATACATGAAATCAACTTCTGCACTAAGATCACTTCCGAACCACAAACTATCACCCTCAACATCTCGCTGCTCCTCAGCGTTTGACCAACTACCAAAAAGGTCGCAGACCAAACCTCTCTCACTACTACACAACTCCTCCTTAGACTTAACCATCTCATTCGACAAATGCAAACAATCACCAACTACATAATTAAATTTGACATCTGACGAATCAACTACTACACTACATCCAGACTTGTAAGAAATCTGACTCTTTAACTGAGTCAGGTGCCTAGCGACCTTGTTCTTGATCGCCTTCTTACTAAAGCGTTTTCGATTACGTCTCCGACTACCAGTAGGATCACATAGGATCAACTTAGACTGAAAATCAGATACACTTTCGACACCATTCACACGAAAATTCGCGCCAGAGAGTTCTGCACTCTCTCCGACAGCGGTGGCCTCCCCAACTTTTCCTTGAATATTGAATTCCATTAAGAAAATTGAGACCATGCCGTATTTGAAAAATCACACTAATTATAACTCCGCCATAAATCATTACTAACATTAAAACCTTGGAAACTTCAGTGGCCTCGTCACGGTGCAGCCAACTCACAACCAATCCTTCCCGTTTGCCTCCTCATTAACTTCTTAAAGCCATCTTGTAATTCTGTAAGGCGTCCTCTTGGCTCTCGAGAACTACGTTACATCCAAACGAAAACAACAACAGTCCATTAACAAAGGGCTCAATCGATTGCTCGAACAGTAGGTAGTTACACAGGTGGGGCCGTATAACTATTACTCCTAAAGGCGATGTACCCTCATCCATAACTTTAATTCTAACATACATAATAACCACAGTGGTAACTAATGCAAGGTGTGCTCGCGCGCCAGTAGCGACATGCCCAGCAATAGAAACATGATTGACACACACACCAAACCGAAACCGGGTGTACAGTACTTAACCTAGTACCCAATGAACCAGTAACCTGATTAAATTTGCTTATATTGAACACAAATACATAAAATGAATTACATAATCATATAAAATAACAAAACACTTATACAACATACGACTAATTAACTTCTAATAAGGAAAATAACAAGTATAGCGAAGGAAGACTCCAACGCACTTGATATAATTGTTAATAGAAAGTAACTAGAAAAAAATAAAAATGTCTGAGATGAGATCGCAATTGAAGAATAGGGGAAACCCCCTGATCTAAAACTACGAAAACTC